CTTCTTCAACAACCATTACATAGTGAGAAGCTGTCTCTTCTATGTAGTTACCATTCTCGAGTCGATCTTTACCGTCATCACCTCTTGTGGTTTTGCTCATGATATCCGAATCAGCTGGATAGACATTTACAGGAGCAACAGCACCTTTATCTCTGTCTCTCCATTCAATGTACTCCAATTTATAATAGCAAGGGATTACATGAATTCCTTTTTGGCCATCATAAAGTTCGTCTGTCACTGTGTTGTAGATCATTCCTGCTCTAGCCTCTGCCATAAACTGACTATCACCTTGTGTTACTTGTGGTGAAAGCTGACCAAGAACTTTAAGAAATGGTAATGCTAAACTCTTTGAGTCTACATTCTCAAATCCTGCATCGCCAAATTGCTCGATATTAATCGTTGCAACTGCTCCTGCTTCTTTTTTAATCGCTACTTCGTTCGATTGTCCGTCTTTTAGTTTCATAGTATTACCTATTATTTGTTAGTTATTTTCGTTTTATTTGCGATGTATACACCGAACAAATCAAATGGTAATTCCTTACCACCTTCTATTTGTTCTTTAACAAATGCTTTTAAAGTCATAGGTTCAACTTTTTCTTTTTTATTATAGTTGAAACCAAACTTCTCACACACATTTATTAATTCAGAGACTTGGTTGTCTTGCCCTCTTCCAAATGAAGCAGTAACAGTATTTTTAATTAAATCTTCAAAACCATTACTTCTTAGATAACCAAAGGCTTCGTCAACACGTGACTCAGGAATTTTTGCTGCATAGAATGGTTTGACTTCTACACTCGAACCATCAGCTAACTTCAGCAAAGATACACCAGCTTCCTGCATCATCTCTGGAATTACTCTTTCCTCTAAATCTCTTGATTTATTTTTTAGAGTTTTTAATTTATTTTCTTGATCTTCGATCTGCTGTCGCAAATCTTTTAGTTGATTACACTTTTCAGAAATAGATTTTACACTATCTTGACTAATGTCAATATTAGACATTTTTTCTATATCCATAAATCCTCCTGTTGGGGTCTTAAATTATTTACTTGATCTTGTAAACAAAAAAAATATATATGTGCATAAGATGTGGAAATACCCTTATAAGACGAAACCTTATGAGCACCAAAGAAATGCTTTGAATCAATCTGCTGAAAAAGTGCAGTGGGCTTACTTTATGGAAATGGGTACAGGTAAAACAAAAGTTACCATAGATAATATGGCTTATCTTTTTTTTCAGAAAAAAATTACAGCTGCATTAATAATAGCACCAAAATCTGTTTATACAGTATGGGAAACTGAAATAGATACACATATGCCTAGTGATGTGAGAAGACGTATTTTCAAATGGAACATAGACAAACCAAAAGAATATTACAAATTAAACGAGTCAAAAGATTTTAGAATCTTTCTAATAAATGTTGAAGCTTTATCAACTAAAAGAGGTTTTGAAGCTTGTGTTGATTATTTATCTAAAAATAAATTAAATTTTGTAGCACTGGATGAATCAACCACAATAAAAAACAGATCAGCAAAAAGAACAAAAAACATTTTAAAACTAAGACAACTGTCTCATATAAGGCGCATATTAACAGGATCGCCAATAACAAAATCTCCATTAGATTTATATACACAATGTCAATTTTTAAGTCCAGAATTATTAGGGTTTTCAAGTTATCTAGCTTTTAGAAATAGATATGCAGAAATGGCAGATATACCTGTAGGTTCAGGCAGATACATTAGCGTTCCTAAATATTACAAAAGATTAGAAGAATTAGAAACAAGACTACAACAGTTTTCAACACGTATTCGCAAAGATGAATGTTTAGATTTGAAACCAAAAATACGTCAGAAAAGATATATAGAATTAGAGGGTGAAGGTAAAAAAATTTACGAAAAACTTAGAACTACAGCGTTAGCAATAGTTGAAGATAGCACAATATCTTTTTCTAATAAACTTACTGAAATAATAAAACTTCACCAGGTATGTAATGGCTTTACAAAAAACGATGATGGAGAAATCATGGCCTTGCATAAATCTAAGCTAAATGCTCTTGAGGAGATTCTTGAAGAAACAGATGGTAAAGTGATAATATGGGCAAATTATATTTATAATATAAAAGAAATAATAGGTTTTCTTGAACAAAAATATGGCAAGAATTCTGTCGTATCTATTTTTGGAGAGGTAAATGTCGAAAATAGGAAAAAAGCTGTGGAACGTATTCAAAAAGACTCAACTTGCAGATTCATGGTTGGTAACCCTACAACTGGGGGTTTTGGTCTTACTCTTACTGCTTGCAACACAGTGATTTACTATTCTAATAATTACAATCTAGAAGTACGTAAACAGTCCGAAGACAGGGCTCATCGTATGGGTCAAAAAGGATCTGTTGTTTATATTGATATTGTAGCCAAAAATACACTTGATGAAGCAATAATGAAATCTTTAGTAAGTAAAGGTCAAATAGCTGCTAAAACTCTTGGAGAAGAAGATTTAAGAGACTGGCTTCTGTAACTGATTATATTGTTCTAATCTCTCTAAAAATTTATCCCCATATTCCTTCAAATCAGCCTCTGAGAGCCTAAACTCTTGATATTGGAGGTCACGGGTGCAAATACTGATTACCCCCTGTTCTATGGGCCCGTAATTCGCTGTATGGGCTAAATAATAGGCACCTAACTGCAATTTATAGTCTTCTACCCATTCTTCTTTTTTTGGCCTATTTGATTGTTTCCAGTCAACAATACTTGGTTTTCCGTAAGCAATAGCTGTTAAATCACATGTTCCAGCAAATTGATTCTTATATTCTAAGCTTATTTCGTTACCCCACACCTCATCTAATTGTATATTGTCCAAAATGGTTTTTGCCATCATCCTTGGTTTTGTGCCTTCTTCTGCTGCATTGTAATATCCCTGACCTGTAAGATAGTATTCTAGTACCTGATGCATTTCAGTTCCAACAGATGATGCTTGTCTCATTATTCGATCAGCTTCTTGATCACCAACTCGTCTTCGCCAATTATCTAAAAATCTTTTATCTTTAGTAATATTTAAAATAGTAGTAACTGAAGGCACTTTTATGTTGTCTACTAAATACTTCCTTCCAGTTGTATCAGAAAACCTATTATAATGTTTGTATGGATATTTTTTATTTAATTTCATCTTGTGATTAATACAATTATGACACTAGCCATACCTGTAATTAATACACCTGCAGAAGTCAACATTATTTTTTCTATTCGACTTACTGCTCTTTCTAAATTGTGAATTTTATCGTGTGTTTGTTTTTGCATTATTCTGCAAAGTTTTTCGTGTGATTCTATTTTTTGTAATGCTTCTTTAGACATTTCTTGTACCCCTTTGTGCGATTAACGCTCCTGTTGGATCATTTGGAAATAACGCAGCAAACTGTTGTGCATTTGTTTGTCCGGTAGCCGGTGTTTCTTGCACTGGACTCTGTAATTCTAAATCACCCATAACTGATGAAACTTCTTCTTTTTCTCTTTCAGATTCTTCAGTTTCAATTGCAATATTGTTTCGTATAGAACGATCAATCATCCCTACCAAATTATTATCTTCACTTACATCACCTGATGAATTACTAAAATCATTTGCAAACATTGTTTCTTCGACAACAGGAGGTATATTATCTTTAAATAAAGGCTCTGGTATAGACATAGGTAATTCTGATATCCTATCAATAATTTCTGCTTCACTTATAGTTTTTGGATCAACCTTTGGAATATCTTTATCCTCCTCTCCTAAGTAATTAATTAACCTTGCTAAGGCATCTCTTTTTCTTGTCATTCCTAATTTCATTGCAGATTCTGTAACAGCTTTTGTTTTTCCTAAAACTCCATTTACTTTTAATGCGTCAACAATTGTTTGCACACTTCTACCAGAATAGTAATCTCTTCCAGGTAAGAAAGTTGCTTTAGGTGTTCCTGTTCCAATCGTCTCACCTCTTAATAATTTAATTGTTTCCTCTGGTAAGAGGACATCATTCATTGCTCTTAATGCAACTGGATCTGTTAAAATTTGACCAGCTCTTCTTGAAAGCAATAATAAAGCAGCAGAAGCTAAAAATCCTGGAGCACCAAATATTAAACCTCCAGCGATACCACCTCCTAGTGTAAGTCTTCTTGCTAAGAATTGAGAGGGATCAGATATTTTTGTCTCTCCTATTGCTTTCATATAAGATGCAAAATTATAAAATTCTTGTGCACCTTTGTCACCTAACATGTATTGAATTTTTCTTCTGCCACCTTCATCAAATGAGTTTTTAATACCAAAAGAAGCCATAAATTTATCTGCGCTAAACTCAGCAAAATCATCACCACCAAATTTTAATTCTGTAGTGTTAAAAATACCATTATTTTTTTGTACATCTTTAATACTAAAATCTTTTAAAACTCTTTTTTCATCTCTTGTTAAAACTTTTAAGGTATCTGTTAAATATCTTGAACCTGCTTTAATAGACGTATCTTCATCAATAAAGTTCCATAAAGAGTTAGCTCCAGAATCTGAGGGGCTACTAAAAGCTCTTAAAAATTTATTAAAAGCATATTTTGCTTGAACAGCTCTAAAAAGATCTTTACCACCTTGTGTTGCTTTAATACCTACTTCACTAGATCCTTCTGCACCTATTAATTTTTTAAATTGAACCACAGCATCAACTGAATCGTTTTCAAAAACTTCTCTACCAATATCTTTAAATAATTGATCTCTGTACTGAGTACCAGCTCCTTGAAAACCTTCTAAGCTTTTTGCAGTAAATGAATTTCTATCAAACTTTTTTAATGATCTTACTAAAGGTGATAATTGATAAAATCCTTGTACATCTGCAAAAATTTTATTTGCCTTTAATAATTGTTCTTTAAGAAGTCTTGCAGAGTCTCTACTTCTTTCTAAAAATTGATCAGCTAAAGTTTTACCACTTGTAGATTGAATTGTATCATAAGTAGCTTTTATACCTTCATCTTTTAAAAAGAATGATGGTGTTTCTATGTCATTACCAAATTTTGCAAAGTCTGTTTCCATCGCCTCACGCATAATAAACATGTTATCTTTTAGTGTAGCGTACCGACTTCCCTCGATTGCATTATTTAACATTGTCATTACACCTTTGAATTGTTTTGGTGTAAGCAAAGTATTGTCTCCTATTTGAACCATGGCTTTCATAAACATATTTATAGGGTCTCCTTGCATTGTAAGAACTTTTTCGATGTCCTTTAAGGGTGCGCCCTCTATGTTTCTTATACCTAAATATTGTTGAAACTCAGGAAACTGTTCTGCATTTTCTTCAATAAATTCTCTAGCTGCCCTTTGTGTTTTTGTTAGACTTATCATTTTTGGATTCCCTGCAGCCACTGCTAGATTATCAAAAGTTTTGTATGCACTATTATATAAATTTACATTTTCAGCAAATACTTTCTCTGCTTGTTTTCTTATGCTGCTATTAATAGCACTTACTTTCAATAATGGTGAGTAAGCTTGTAAATCTTCCAAATATCTTTTACCACCTGCAATCTCAGCTTCTGATTTAGCAACCTTACCTATTGGTGACACTAATGGAAATACCCCCATAAATCTAAAAAAGTTTCTTCCAAGGCCAGATAATGTGCCTTGTCCTTCTTTCAATCCAGACAGTAAAGGAAGAGGTAAGCCTTTATCTCTTGCAAATGCTGCAAGCTCTTTTTGTTTCGGACCAACTGTTCCAAATAATTTTTTAATACCTCTTCCAGCAGGGCCAAAAATAAATGGTGATAATAAAGATGCTCCCGTGTTCCATAACATTGCATTTTTCATTGCCACTGCTGTATTTACAAGTTGATCTCTTTCAACTTCACCTTCTGGTATCTCTGATAAATCATCTGCTAATGCAGCAGCAACATCAATACCAACTTGTTCATTAAGAGTATCATATGTGAAAGCTCCTACACCTGCACCCACAGTTCCTCCTAAAACAGATTGCACTTCAGTTTTTAATAAAGGTCCTCTATACGCTCTTGATAAAGGATCTACTAATCTACCTAGACCTCTTACAACTCCACCAAATAATTTAAATCGACCTGGAAGAGCAGCTGCTACTTTTTCAGCTGATTTTGCAAAAAAACCTGGACCTTTACCTAAAAGAGTACCCTCTTTAGCAGCTCTAAATATTTTTTTTCTGTTGTAAACATATGGAAAAATACTACCAGCTATATCACCAGCTAATTCATATGTAGGTTGTCCAACACCTGTAGCTGCTTTGAGTGGATCTTGAAGAAATTCTTTTTCAGTAACGATGTCCTCTCTAGCACCTTCTCTCATTTGAGTGAGCTCACCTATAGTGGGACCTTTTAATTTTTTTCTTCTAATTAATTCATCAACAATAGCTTTTTGTTCGTTACTTAAATTATCTGGATTTAAAGTTTTATCGTCTAATTGTTTTTGAAGATCCTTAATAAATTCACTCATGTTAACCTCTTTGAGTTCCTTTAACAGTTTGATTTACTTTTTTAAAGTAATTGTATAATTCTTCTAATTGGTTTTCATCTAATTCTTCATATTCTTTAATTCTAGTATCTAATTGTGAATCTCCCATTAAAGGTCTTACATTTACTCCATATTCATTTCTTTGATTAGCTAAATAACTTGATGCACCACCAGCTTTTAAATATTGATCTTCCATTTGTTTAATATCATCAAGAATTGTTTCAGCAGTCGCTTGTAAAGATGCGATGACGTTATCTTCACCTCTTAATAATGGGAATACTTTAACTAGACCTTTAGCCATCTCAATATCTTTTTGAGTTAAACGGTCTTTTGATTTTAATGAGTTTGCTAATTTGTAAACCAATACAGTTTCATTAATAGCTAATCTCTCATAGTCTAATGTAGAACCACCTTTTAGTCTTTTCTTAGCATCAGATAAATAATTTCTTCTTATTTGTTCAAAAGTTCCAAATTGTTTGTTAAGATATTTTAAAGCTTCTTGTTTGTCTTCGAATTCACCAGATTTAATTAATCTGTTTGCTGCCTTATTTCTTTCTAACTTAAACATGGCTCTTCCAGATTGTCTTAATTGTGCAGCATTATCTCCGCTTGGTTTAGCAAAATCAAATATATCTCCTAAAGCATTTGTAAGTCTTCCACCATATAAACCAATAGCACCAACAACACCCGCTTGTGCATCTCCTTTTAAAATTGTACCTAAACTTCTATTAATTAAATTTAATGCGCCATACTTACCTGCAAGATCACCTGCTATTTCCAAAGTTTCTTTATTCATATCTTTATTAGCTATGAATGTGGCTTGATTTCCACCAAATGTTCTATAAATTTTTAAACCAGTTCTACGATCTACCACTCCTGTGTCGTACTGCATTGTGCCATCTTCTAATTGTCTGCCAGCAATGTTTGTAAGTTGTCCATTTTCATTAGTATATTGAATTACACCAATTTCATCTGTATCTGGCATATCAAAAGCTTGGTTTTGTGCTTCTAAAAAATCTGTTGAGAATTCTAATGCTTTACCAAGAAGATTTTGATTAATTTCATCCTCTTTCATTTTAACCATAACCATATTGTTGACTGCAGGACCTAATGATTTACCAAATACTTCAAGTGCTCCACTCACACCTCTTCTATTTGTAGTGCCTGTTAATAGTCCTGAAGCTAAATTACTTAAAAAAACTAAATTTGCATTAGATGCTCTTCCTTGTCTCATTTCTTTTGCAATTTGTTTTGCAATATCTAATTGTTTGAATAATGGTGAATCTTTATTGATTGCATCTATATCTGGTTGTCCAGATCCTCCGCCTTTTGGTGGATCTTCTTTTTGTTTTCCAGGTTGTAATGGATTAAATTCTTCTTTTTTTTCTTCTGCAACTGGAAAATTTAATTGTGGGTTAGGAAACTCCATTGCATTTTCTGCAATTTTTGCAGTGTCAATTTTTTTAGTATTTCCTATATCTGTTGTATTCTGTGGTTGAGTAGCTACATCAACATTTACTGCTGATGGGCCTCTTCCTCTTGGATTACTCACACCGGGTCTTACATTAGTTATTTTTTCATTTTCACGAAAAATGTTTGGTCTTGGCTTTGCTCTTGTAAATATATTTGGACTAATTCCACCATCACTTTCGATTGATCTTGCAAATTTTTCTTGTTCTGCTCTTTCCTTTGCTTGTTCTTCTGGGCTTAATTTATTAAATCTTTGTTGATCTTTATAACCCATGTAGCCTAAACCCCCAGCAGCAAGTATCCCTAATTGTGGGCCCATGCCAAGTGAACCTATGGCTGCAGCACCTGGTAATCTAGTTGCACCAATAGAACCAGCTATTCCAACACCTTCTCTTATCAAAGGACTCTCTATTCCAAAAGCGTCTGCAACTTTTAAACCTCCAGCATAACCTCCTAAAACTACAGGGTTAGTTAAAGCTCTTACTGTGCCTTTTCCAAATCTCATAGGAGCACTTCTCATAATGTTTTGACCCATCGTAGGTTTTGGTGGACCAAAAAATGGACTAGGTAAAGCTCTTATTTCTCCACCAAGTTGTTTACTTATGGGTTTTAGATGACCTTTACGCAAAGCCTCTTTTCTAAATAATGGTCTATTTAAAATTTTATTTATAGACATTTACGCTCCTGGTTGTAAGCCTTGATAAGCTGTAAATGCTCCTATACCCGTGCCAACTGCTTGAGCTAAAGGACTTGTAGTTGGTTGTGTGCCAATAGTAACTCCTGATTGAGTTTTAGGTCCTGCAGCGTATAAGTTAGCTAAGAATTCAGCTCTTTGATAAGGTTCATATTGTTGCTGTAATGTTGTTGCTCTTTGTGCATCTAACGCTTGTTGTGCAAGTTGTCTTTGAACACCACCTGCTCCTAACAATGTTTGAATGTCTCTAGCAGCCATCTGTTGTTGACCAGCACCTAGATTTCCTAATTGTTGACCTGCAGCTAAACCGACTTGTTGTTGTCTTTGTGCTGCACCTAAAGCTTGACCAAATCCCATAGCGTTTGCTCTTCCCATAGCTTCAAGAGTTCTACCTTGTAATTCTGCTTGTTGAACACCTTCTCTTGCTCCACCAAAAGCACCTGATTGAACTGCCTGTGCAGCTAATTGGTTTTGCATTATTTGACCTTGTCTTGCTATCTCATCTGTTACAGCAGCTTGAAAAGGATTTAAGAATTGATTTATTTGAGCTTGACCTACAGGGGCTGCTGCAGCTTGAATTTGTGCAATACCTTGTTGAACAGTAGGAGCACCTACACCCGTTGTTCCAGCTTGAGTAAAACCTAATTGTTCTAAACCACTAGTAGGAGCTGCTTGAACTGCAGGAAGATTGATAGGTTGTTGTGCAACCTGTCTTGCAATATCCATCAATTCAATTTTTCTTTCCTCTATACCAGGCGCCTCTCTAACAAATTGTGTTTGAGCAGATGGTGGTGCTGGCTGTGATGATCTTCCTCCTCCAAAAAAACTCATATTAAATCCATTTCTCTAGTTGAACATGTTTCTTTTTCCAGCCCCATTGTTTTGATATTCTCTCCCAACCAGGTCTGGCCATTATACTTAGTCTTTTACAATTATTATGTTTTGCAAAATTAGTTATATCTTTTACAAGATTATGTTCCCATAATTCTCTTCTTTTACCAGTACAAATTATTATTTCATATTGTCTGTAATTAGGTAATTCAGCAATTCTTCCGATTGTAACACCAAATACTTTATTTTCTTCAGACTCATCAGATCCAAACATGAGCCAACACTGCATTACATCTTTTTTTAACTCTCTAAATACCCACTCAGGATCTGCATACTTACCTGAGAAAGCTAAAGCCTCAGCAACCATAAATTCAATTAAAGGCCAAAATCTTTCAATATCTTTAGGTTCAATAGGAATTATACTAACTAAAGGTTTAATTTTTTTGTGTGCTGTCGCCATTTTTCTCCTTCAATAAATCAAATACTCTTTTGTATCTTTTTTGCTGATCATAGAAGTAAGCTGCACCTTTTTCTCTCATATCCTTCATACTATTTGGATTTGCTCCAGCTATGATTCCAGCACCTAATACACCGTCTGCTCTTGTTACAAACTCACCGTCTGCTAATTGAGCTAACATCGTATCTTCGTCTTTGTCTCCGTTTCCAGATCCGTCCTCTACATATCCATGTGCACGTACATAATTATTTGCATCGTTTTCATCATGGGAAACTTTTGATGGTAAATAATTAATACCACCTTCATTAAATTTTTTTATCTCTGCTAAGCCACCTGTTTTTAATCTTGTTCTTTCCATTGCATATGGACCCATTCTAAAATCACCTCGATTCTTCGGATCAGCTTCAGGAATGTAAACACTTTCATATTCTTTTTCTTGTCCCGTTGTAGGGTCTATATATTTATATCCTGGTCTTTTTGCTGCAAAGTCTGCATAACCAACATTATAAGTTGGTTGATAAATGTCCGTTGGCCCTTGGTCGAAAGCACCTAATAAAAAAGGAATTCCTCCTACAAGTGCTGATATTTTAATTGGATCATAATCTTCTGATCCTTTCTTTCTTAATAAAAGATCACTAATTGATCTTGTTGGCACATCTCCTGGATCTGCTGAAGGTAATGACGTTCCTGTTGGAAAACCAAATGGTTTACTTGGGTCTCTGCCTCCTTCTGGAGGTAATTGAAATGCACCTGGTCTTGTTTCTCTACCAAATCCTGGAAATCTACTTAAAAATTGTGGTTGTTGAAAACCTGCTCTTGCTGCAAATCCACCTGCTTGTCCTAAATTATAACCAGTATAAGCCCCACCTGCAGCCCCTAATAATCTACCAATACCTGAAGCCCCTGCATCTTTAGCTTGCCTGTAACCTTGATAACCTCCGTAGGCTGCTAATGCGTAGGGTAAAAATTGTAGCATTTATAAAATTCTCCTTTTAAGATCTTAAATATAGAATATTACCATTTTACTTGGTTGATATCAACTCATCGTAAAACTTACCTTGATATTGGTGTTCACCCACATGAACTATGGAATCATTGATATAGGCATAACATTTACCACCTAAGTCTCTCCAAAGCTTACAGAAAGCGAAATCCTCACCGTTGTAGGTCTTCTCTTTTGGGTCATGTAGTGTATCAAAAAAGTTCCACATATTAGGCTTATCAACATATTCTCCATTGATAACTGTCTTTTGTACTATTTTTTTGTCAGGATATTTGTCAATCATTTTCTCTATAACTTCTCTTTTGATTAACATACATCCAGTTGGTGAATCAGTTACTTCTATAACTCCTTTGTCTACTTTTATGTTTTCTGGATTGGGCACTTTCATTGGATAAGAGTGTAGTGCACGTCTAATATCATCAGGTGATTTAATTAAACCTTTTTTCATTTTTTCAAAAGCTTTGTCCCACATAAGTGCTTTTAATGGATATGGAACAGATATTATGGGTTTATCTAATTTTAACATACTAAATATAGATTTACCTTGAAAATAAATATCAGAATCTATGAACAATAAATGTGTAGCTTTTGATTCTAAAAAACCAGCAACAGACAAGTTTCTTCCTTGTGTAACTAAAGATGATTTAACTAAATGAAAGGATACTTTTAATTTTTGTTTAAAACATTCTTGCTGAAATTCTATTAAAGCTTGTGTGTAATGTATAGAAACTTCACTATGAACAGGAGTAGCAACAAATACCTCAAATTTTTTGTATTGCTCTGTTTTTTCTTTCCATAATGGTTCAATAGCCTTTTCATAATCTGATTGCACTTCAATATTTACTTCATGCAGTGTTTGGTATGTATCTTCATTTATATACTTATTGTTTGACACGTAATGCTCCTTTCAAAAAATTTTGCCATTCCATAGCTTTTTTATCCCAACTATAAAATCTTTTGTAATATTTTTGTTGTTCTTCTAAATGATTTTGTATTGTATCCGTATGTAAATACCCTGCACATACATCTATTGCGCCTGCAATGCTGACAGCTAATAGTTCTAAATTTTTTGTGTAATTAACATATACAGGCCATTCCGCACAAGTTTCTGGTAATGCCCCAAAGTTCGTTGTAATTACATGCAAACCAGATGCCATAGCCTCTAAAGCAGAAGCACAAAATGTTTCTTCAAAAATAGAAGGATAGACAAATAGATCATAGTCTGTCATGTGTTCTAATATATATTCATTAGGTTTGTATCCTATGTAATTTACATTAGGTAGTTTTTTTGCTTGATCAAACAAAGCTCCTGTGTCGCTATTAGCTTTTTTTGCAAATTCACTTCCATAAATTTGATTAGAACTATATACGTCTAAAGTTACGTTTTTACTCTGAACATATTGCATTGCAAGTAACAAAACATTAAGACCTCTCCAAGGAGTACAATGATGAATAATTCGCAAAGGTTCTCCTTTTTTATATATTTTCCTTTTTGGAAAATGATCAACACCATTTTTTATGACCATACATTTGTCTTCAGGTAATTGAAAAAAATATCTAAACTTTTCAAAGTTCCAATGTGAATTAAAAACGTACCAATCATATTCATCATGTCTTTTTTTGTTTCTAAAAAAGTTTTGTAAGTTTGGTTGGTCCCAAGAATTTTTTTGCCAAAGAATATTAACTTTGTTTGGATCTAACGGAACTTTTCCTGGTATAGAAGTACAAATTTGTACTTTATCTAATAGTTCATTAGGAACGTACTTATGGAGTAATTCCATTTGTAATTCTGTAGCACCTCTAGGTTTCATTATTTTTTTGTATGTGCTTCTATATTTACACGAGTAACTTTAATTTCTAAATCTTGTCTGAAATCATCATTAGTTGTATCTGTGTTTGGATCTGCTACATCAGCATCAAAATCAGCTTTACTAGCATACACTTTTCCTGTTCTTTTATTTTTAATAATTTCTTTTGCCTCTGCTGGTATCTTTGGTATATCATTCATTAGACTCTTCCTTGTTTATGGTATTTCTTATACGATCTTTTTTCATTTTTGTTAAGTCTTTTTTTATGACGACCAGGACGTTTTCTAGGCTTAGGTCTTGGGACGTAATGTACAAATTTTTGTCTAGCCATTGATACAATTTACATTGAAAGCAACTGAAATTCTAGTCTCATCGCTTTTGCTTAATTCAACAGAATGTTTTAAATGTGCAGGAAAAATAATTAAAGTTTTTTCTTTTGGTTCTATTTCACAATCTGGTCTAAAATTAGAATCTTGAATATAATCAATTGCACCATTGAAACTAGCTGCTGAGTCGTTTCTGTGAAAAATTATTTTACCACTACCTCTTGGGTATTTTAAATAGTATACTCCTGAAAAATGAGAACTAGGATGCAAGTGAATTTTATTATAATTATCTTTACAGTTTTTATTTATCCATAAGTTACACAAAGAAAAAGTAGTTTTTCTATTATAAGAATAGCTTTTTGCTAAAACCGAAGCTGTTTTTGCTAACAAACTTTTACATATTTTTTCATCATATATTAAATTACTTTGAAAACCTCCTACATTTGATTTAAAAACTTTATTATCATTTGATTCTTCTTTTTCGATAGTTTTTAAAATTTGTTCATCTACTTCAGGGTTAAAAAAAGAAGTTAAAATTACTGAGTCTTCAAATATATTTATTCTATCCATTTTCTTGGGATCTATCTAAAAGGGCATAACTTACAACACCTGTAATTTGATTAGCAGAACCTGCTTGTATTTTTAAAACATCTGAGGCTTCCAATGCTAGTGTATCACTAACCATATTAGAAAAACTTTTATTTAATTCTTTATGACTTATTTCTACATCAGATCCTCCTGATTTTTGTAAAAATAAATCTACATCAACATTACTAGCAGTTGCATGACTGGCTTGTACATTTTTTACTAAACAAGTTGCATCACTTGGACAAGTTAATATAGTTGTCTTATCCGTTGTAGTTAAATCAAATGTTGCGCTTTTGTATCTAATTGTCATGACATAAAGTAATTAAAAGCATCTTGTTCATTTTTCAATTCTTGTTGATAAGAAGTATTTAACTTATCTTGCATTGTTCGTAAAGACTGATTTATCTGTCTTTGGTTTTCTTCTGTATATTCAACAGAAGGTTCTGGAATTATAATATCTACTCTAGCCATGTAAAGCTGCCCCTCTTTCTGCCGATGAGCCAGTGCTGGCATTACCTCCGCTACCACCTTGACCGTCACCTCCACTATATTGGCCTCCTCTATAAGCATCTCTTGTGGTAACAGTTCCAAATTGTCCTTTGTTTATTCTGTCTTGTAAGTCTCTTGTCTGTTCTCTTCTTATTGCTTTCTCTGTTCTTTTTGCTTGTAAATAATCTGCTATAGTTTTTGATCTTCCAAAAGTACTTGTTTGAAGACGATTATTAAATCCTGTTAAAGCACCAATGCCTAAACCAGCTGGACCTAAAAAACCAAAACCTAAAGGGCCAGTGAGAGTTGAACTCAATCCGAATGCTCTACCTATTGCAGGTAAACCAAGTTTACTTGCAGCCACATCTATTGCTTTTTGTTTTGCCATGTTGGTTATAGCTGTTCCAATAACATCTCTCATGTCAGGAACTTGTTGCTCTGGTGGAGCAAATGCAGCAATACCCATGGGTTGCATACCAAAACCTAATTCATTTTCCATTATGCCCTCATTCCGTCTGGTTGAATATCTGCTCTAAAAGTCCCATAACGCCAACTTTGATCAGTAGATGTGTTTTCTATTTTCAAACTTGCAAATCTTGTTCTAGCTCTGGTATCAACTTTATTAGTTGTGCTGTTAATTGTAAACGGACCCAAAGGTGATGAGGTTGCGGTGTCCGTTGGAAAATTTCTAAGATTAATTGTTATTCTTGCATCACCTGTTAAAACTTTAAAATCAGGAATAAATCTTCTCATACTCATTAAAAATTGACCATCTCCTCCAACATTTAAATCGAAATCGCCTGATTGAATAAAAGCAGGGATTGCTGTTTTAGTTCCTGCAGAATCCACCTGATTTACACCTATTTCATGAGCATAGTAAATAGTTGATCCGTTGACATTAGTTACTCCTTGTATTGTTGGAAATGTAGGAGTGCCTGTAGAAGTAAATTCAGTAGCATATGGTTTTTCATAAAGACTGGCATCTGTCCAAGTCGTTCTAGCTAAAGAACCCGTAGTCCAAGTTCCATTTTGATAATTATAGGTTACACATCTATCGACTTGATTACTACCACTTTTTGCATAGAACCAAGTTATTTCTTCATATAAATGATTAAGACCTGCATACACTGCTTCTCCTTGATTAAAGTTTATACCTAAATTATTTCCAGTAGTTTTAAAAACAAAATCCTCTACTAAACAAGGTAAAGCCTTTACTGTACCATCGTAGACAAAAAAACCACCAGACTCTCCAATCCAATAAACAGCACCGTTTACATATTTTATTGAGTGTTGTCCTATTGCTCCACAATTTGAACCAACTTGCCTAACAGAAAAGGTAAAAGGAGGACCAACAAATTGTATTACATAAGCAGAAGTATCTGTAAGGACAAAAGTATAATCCTTACATTTTACAGCCCCTACAATTTTTGTTCCAGAGTCTACTCTAAATGATCCTGCTGTATTTGTTGAAGTGGCCGTATAATCACTAATATTTTCTTGATCTGAAAATCTAATGAATAATTTATCTTGAGTGCCTGGAGTTCCTATGGTTGTTTCTGTTCCTAACATAAATAAATGTCTATCTCTGTCTG